GATTGCACTGCTCAATCAGGAAAAAGAAAAAGCAGATGCACTGTTCCACGATTTTATCCTGGAACGTTCCCGTCAGATTCATGAATCGCTGCGCCAAGGCGAAGACTTCATCCTGGACGAGAGCATTGAAGAAACTATGTCGATCGACGAAATGTTCGGCGCTGATGATCTGGCCGAAGATGACTTCGCTGGTGAAGGTGAAGGCGACGAAGTGGTTGCTGAAGAAGGCGAAGACGAATTCGCAGCACCGGAAGGCGATGACGCACTGAGCGCTAACGACGTTGACGCTGGTGAAGGTGCTGAAGGCGAAGAAGGTGCCGAAGGTGAAGAAGGCGAAGAAGGTGAAGGCGAAGAAGAAGAGCTGCCACTGGAAGATCGCGTTAACGATCTGGAAGCTGACCTGCAACGTCTGTCCGCAGAGTTCGACGCTCTGATGGACCAAGAAGGCATCACGCTGGATGACGCTGGTATGGAAGGCGACGACGAAGAAACCGTTGAAGAAGCAGTTGTGCAGATCTCGACTACCGACACCGGTGAGATCAACGTTGTTGCTTCGACCGACGACGAAGAAGAAGATGGCCTGGACTTTGCCGCTGCACCAGTTGGTGACATGGGTGGCGACGTTGCTGGCGTAGACGATATGGGTTCGGATGACATGGGCGGCGATCTCGGCGACGATGACTTTGACGACCTGTCTGAATCGATCGTTGACGAACTCGAGCGCGTGACTGTTGCCACTGGCGATGGCCGTGAGCAAGGCAACGGCAAGTTCAAGCAGAACACCCAAAGCGTTCTGAAGAACACCCCAGTTGATCAGCGCGCATTCAAAGGTAAGCCAGTCCAGATCAAAGCTGACGAACACAATGGCTATGATCGCGAGGCAGCTCCTTCAGTCAAAACGGCTGAAAAGCGTCAGAATGTTAAAGCCAAGTCGACTGATGGCCGTGCAGCAGTTAAGAAGGAAGGCGACTCCGCCGCAATCCTGAACAAGTTGAGCGCTGATCCAGCAGGTCAGAAGAGCCTCCTGGGCTCCAAGAAATAAACTGGCTTAATATTGTGACATTTACCACCAACATTCAATCACAACGTTCGCAGGGCGCAAGCTCTGCGGCACGAGTGTTGGTGGCTAACCCATTTAATGGAGAAATGTGATGAATATTAAACAGAATGTGGTTTTGCAAGAGCATTTGACCTTCAGTAAGGCCAAGATGCAACTGGTCCATGAAGAAGACGCAAGCGGTAAAGGCAAAGACCTTTACATGTCTGGTATCTTTATTCAAGGTGGTATCAAGAATCACAACGAACGTGTTTACCCAGTATCTGAGATCCGTAGTGCGGTTGAGTTTATCAACCAGCAAATTTCGGAAGACCTCTCAATCTGCGGTGAACTGGATCACCCAGCAGAACTCAACATCAATCTGGATCGTGTTAGTCATGTGATTACGCAAATGTGGATGGATGGCCCAAGTGGCATGGGTAAGCTGAAGATCTTGCCTACCCCCATGGGTAACATCGTTCGCACACTGTTGGAAAGCGGTGTGAAGTTGGGTGTCAGCAGCCGTGGAAGTGGTAACGTTTCCGATAATGGCGAAGTGTCTGACTTCCAGATTGTGACCGTTGATATTGTTGCTCGTCCTAGCGCCCCTAACGCTTACCCAGTGCCCGTTTACGAGACACTAAATAACAAGCGCAGCAAAGTTGTAGAAGATCTCGCTCGTGCTGTACAACATGACCAACGTGCCAAAGATTACCTCAAGCAGGAATTGATGGGTTGGGTCAAGAATTTGAAGAATTAAAGGGAGTGGTCCATGGATAACATTATCAAAAAACTGTTTGAAGCTGGATTACTCAGTGAAGACGACCAGAAATCTCTGCAAGAGAGTTTCGACGCACGTATCGACAATGAAGTTTCACAAATTCGCGAAACTGTGGAAACACAAATCCGCGAAGAAATGGCACAACGTTTCGAACACGACAAGGCAACCCTGGTGGAAGCCATGGATCGTATGCTCACTGATGTAGTTCAGAAATACGAGTCTGAAAAGGCCGCTGAAGCTAACAAGCTTCGCGAATCCCAGAAGCGTTACGCGGCAGCCGTCAAGGAAGCCCGTACTGCTTACAAGACTCGAGTACAAGAACACGCCAAGGTCCTGGAAAGTTTCGTTATGCAAAAGCTGAATGCCGAGTTGTCGGAATTCGCTCAAGACAAACAAGCTGTTGCGCAACTGCGCCTCAAGCTTGCTGAGCAGAACGCAAACATCAAAGCCCAGTACCAAGCTCGTAACCGTGAACACGCCAAAGTTATGGAATCGTTCATTGTCAAGCAGCTGAATTCGGAGTTGGTTGAATTCGCTGAAGACAAGAAAGCCGTTCGTGAAATGAAGGTCAAGCTGGCAGAAACTAACGCTGCTAACAAGGCTGAATACAAGAAACGCTTGAACGAAAACATGGCTCTGATGCGTAAGTTCGTCGTAACTAAACTGGATGAAGAGATGGGTAAACTCCGTCATCAACAACAGATGGTTAACGAAGAACAAATGGCATTGGTTGCTCAACGTCAACAAGTTGCAGAGACGCTGAAGCAAGAACGTGCCAAGCTGCAAGAAGCAATGGTCGAACGTGTCGCGAAAATCGATCAGTTCGTCGTTGGTCAGGTTTCCAAAGAGCTGCGCGAATTCCAAGAAGACAAGAAAGCACTCGTTGCTAAGAAAGTTGAATTGGTCGCAGAAGCCCGTACGAAACTCGCTGAAACCCAGCGTAACTTCGTTCGTGAAGCAGCAAAACTGGTCGACAAGAAAGTTACTGAATCCATGAAAGTGGAGATGAAGCAACTGCATGAAGACCTGGAGCGTAACCGCCAAAACATGTTCGGTCGTCGTATTTTTGAAGCAGTAGCTACTGAATTCATGACCAGCTATTTTAGCGAAGGCACTGAAGTTAAGAAGATGGAACAGATCGTTGAAGGCTTGAAACAAGAGCTGAACTCGACTAAACGTCAACTGACGGAATCGCAATCTGCGATCCAAGCTGCTAAGCGTAAAAACCAGCTGGCTGAAGAAGCAGCAACCCGAACCCGCGTTCTGGGCGAACTCCTGGCTCCTCTGGGCCGCGAGAAGCGCGCAGTGATGCAAGAACTCTTAGAAACTGTCAAAACCGCACAGTTAAAAGAGGCGTTTAATAAATACCTTCCAGCAGTCCTCAATGAGGGCGCGAAAAAGGTGGCAATGCCAGTACGTCAAACTTTGAGTGAGACATCTGTTAAGCCGAAGAGCTGTGTAGCTATTACTGGCGATCAGCGAAATAATCGACTGCTTGAAACAGTCCAGCCACAAGCCCAAGAAGAAGTGTCGAGCGAGACCGCAGAAATTCTGAAGCTTGCAGGTTTAAGAAAGTAAATTTTTAGGAGTTATACTCATGAGTAAACTGTTTGAATCCCAGTGGTCAGTAACTAAAAAAATGCTCTGCGAAGGCAAAGATCTGACACACAACCAGGATGGCAGCGCCAATCCTACCAAGAAGCGTATGATGGAAACCGTTCTCGATAACACTTATCGTGAACTGAAGCTGATGGAAAACGCCACTTCGGGCGCTACCAACTCGGCAAACATCGCAACCCTGAACAAGGTGATTTTGCCTGTTATCCGCCGTGTGATGCCAACCGTCATCGCTAACGAAATCATCGGTGTTCAGCCAATGACTTCGCCGGTTGCACAGATCCACACCCTGCGCGTTCGTTACGCTGATTCGTTCGCTGGCGTTACTGCTGGTAAAGAAGCTCTGTCCCCATACGATATCGCTCGTGCTTATTCGGGTAACGGCGACGCTACTGCTCCTAAAGCAGAAGTGACCTCGACCATGGAAGGTACTGCTGGTAAGCGTTTGAGCATCCAGATCCTGAAAGAAGTTGTCGAAGCTAAGACTCGCCGTCTGAGCGCTCGTTGGACTTTCGAATCGGCACAAGATTCGCAAGCACAACAAGGTATCGACATCGAAGCTGAAATCATGGCCGCACTGGCACAAGAGATCACTGCTGAGATCGACCAGGAAATCTTGACCTCGCTGCGCGCACTGCCAGGCGCTGCTACCGCAGTGTTTGACCAAGGCGCTGTGTCGGGCACCCCAACGTTCGTTGGTGACGTCCACGCTGCTCTGGCTGTCCTGATCAACCGCCAAGCTAACCTGATCGCTGCACGTACTCGTCGTGGCGCTGGTAACTGGGTCGTTGTTTCCCCAACCGCACTGACCATCCTGCAAAGTGCAACTACTTCGGCTTTCGCTCGTACGACCGAAGGCACGTTCGAAGCTCCAACGAACACCAAGTTCGTCGGTATGCTGAACAACTCGATGCGCGTCTATGTTGACCAATACGCTTCGGACATCACCCCTGTTCTGGTTGGTTACAAAGGCCCAGGCGAGATCGACGCGGCTGCTTACTACTGCCCATACGTCCCACTGACCTCGAGCGGCGTCATCATTGACCCGAACACCTTCGAGCCAGTTGTGTCGTTCATGACCCGTTACGGCTACCTGGAACTGACGAACGCTGCTTCGTCGCTGGGTAACGCTGCTGACTATCTGGGTCTGGTTGGCATGAACACTGCTTCGCTGAAGTTCCTGTAATCAAACGCGGACGCAAGTCCGCTTTGACCACAATGCAAAAAAGCCC